TGGGTGTTCCGGAACCATTGATCCCATGTTTAGTGCTGGTATTTCAGCACGTTTTTAGGGTGGTTTATGTCTTCGAAAGCTGCAAGGAGAAGGCGTGCAATGGGTGGGGTTATCCCGTACGCGCGCATGCGTCCGAATGTGACCAACTACGTGGTGGGTGGCACATCCGTCGACAACACAGGCGGTGTCATTGGGGGTTCTTCTCCCACTGGCCCGTCGACGTGGGGCACCGGTACACCGAGTGCCGCTGCTTCGTTTGTGTTGTCGTCTGGTGCCAACTTCGCATACCTGGCCTATGTCATTCAGCCGGCGGTCGCTTCGTCGACCCCGACGCTTGGCAGGGCAAAGATTGATGAGATTCACGGCAACATTTGTGTTGCAGGTTTCGTCAATCCTGGCCGTGTTTCCGTCTCGGTGTGCATTTATGTCTCCGAACTGAATTCAAATTCAGGGAAGTGGGATGTGCGTGATCCGATGACGGCGACGGATGCCGCCCGTGACGATTACTTCTATCTTGAATCCCAGACGATGGAAGTGTTTTCGATCGGGTTGGCCTCGTCGTTCAGTCTCTTTCGGTTTGATCTCCGTCTGGCAAATCCGCTGGTTATCGGCGGTGGTCAGGCGGTCCACGTCGGCGTGTCCTATGTAAACTCCGCAGGGGGTGCATGCAACATTTGCTCGGCGTTCCGCACGCGTGTTGGACCGATTGCTTAGGTCGGTCCGGTCTTTCTCTCTTTTCGGAGGATGTCATGGTTAGGAGAAGTCTGGGTTTCTTGAGGCTGATCTTCTGTGTGATGCTTCAGGTTGCCTTGTTGTTCCTCATCGTAAAACTCTTTTTGGAGTTTCCATGAGTGTGCCATTCTCCCCTCACGTTTCTTGTTCACCCCGTTCTCCACGTCCGGTTACTCAGTGGATGATTGGGGATACGACGTTGAATGGCTTTGGGCTTCCTGTCCTGGGAACTCCTCTGTGGAACTTGTCTGCGACAGTTGTTGGGGATACCCAGCTATTGTTCGTACCGGTTGCACCTGGATTTAATTCTCAGGATAAGAATTCGAAGGTTCGGGTCCACGAGCTAGACTGTGTTATTTATGATGATGGTCAGCCTTCACCGGCTTCCACCACCGTTGCGTTGTCTCTTACATTCCCCGCGGGTAGTGCCAGCTTGTCTCAGACTGGCACCCCAACGGTGACGGGATCTTTTACCGTTCCTGTTGGTGCTGGGGTGGGTGTGTATAGTGTACCATCGTTTGTTGCGGCACCACCTGCCAATGCGACGATGTCTACTGTCGCCGACACGACTTCGAGTGCGTTGTTGACGTCAACTGCTATATTTGGGGCAACGTGGGCACCAGTCTCAATTGCCCTTCCAGGCTACGATATCACCCCGACTTCTTCGGTTGGGGCTTTCGGCCTGGCAGCGGCAGTCACTGTTCCCTCGACGACAGCTATTACCGGTTTTGGGTTCAATCTTGACTTAACGTCGATTGCGGGCTCGATATCGGGTGGGTTATCATCTTCGACGTCTATGACGGCGAATGTGGTGTCTACATATTTATATGTCGCGAATCGTCAATCCGTTGATTTGGGGTTTCCGGCTGTTGTTACCCAGCTTGACCCTTTAAATTCTCCAGCGGACGCGACGAGGGAGCTCCTGGATCTTAGGAATGATGTCTATCTACCGGCGTCTGGGTCGTCAATGGGTAATACGGGTCGATCATGGCGGATTACTCTGCCATGTCCAATAGACCTGGTTTACGGCCAAGTGCTTGTAGCGGGCATTTCCTTTCAGTCTTTGACCCTTGGTCAGATCTCCGTCCTAATCTTCTGTCGTGCACGTGTCGAAGTGCTTGATCAGTACGGTGTGTAGACAAGAATGCT